CACGGTGGCCTCTTGCTTTTGCCATTGTATTTACCTCACTTGCGGGGCCACATGGCTGTGGGTAGCCGCGTCGGTTGTGCTGGGGCCACGAACTCGTGGGTAGCCAGCGGATTCCTTACTTATCAGGAGTATACTGATAACTCATAAATGAGTCGTCATATCGTGTCCCTTTACCTAGCGAGGACGGGGTGAGCATCTCTGCAGCCCCTGCTAGGAATGCTATAGGCGGGGTAGCTACTGTTGCTGCTTTAGCAATGGCTCGTCCCGCTAACTTTCCAGCAGATTTAGGGTCGTTCTTAAATGTTTCAATAAAATTAATCTTGGATTTGCCGTCGTGAAAAACTTGTTCTTGTAAAAACATTGCCATGTCTTCTAAAGAACGTTTACCCGTTGCGTAATCTTTTCTTAAATTGTCTACAAATTTTAAGTTATCATTCAGGCTCTTTTTTGACATTTGTTTAAAGTAGCCTGTTTTCTTTTTTTGTTGTACTTTCCATGCTTCTTCTACACCATCAAAAAGTTCGTCAACTGTAACCTTACGACTACGAATTACTTGGTTTCCTTTTCCTGCACCTGCAGCAAATCTACCTGCTCGTTTAACATCAGGAGTGTGAAATTTACCAACATCATCCCCGCCGTAGCCGTAGTCAGTAGCAACTACTTTTGAAGAATCTATCGGTTCGCCTCTATATACGGTGACCTTCTCACCCTCTGCGAACTTTTTTCTAGAGATAAAGCCACCCCCTGCGGCTTGTCTTGTTTCTTGTTGGCGGCGTGTAATTTCTTTTTTGCCGCGATTGTTTATCTTTTTCAGTCTATCGTAGCCAATGATTTTAGCTATGTGTGGTGGGATTGTTACTTCGCCTCGTGACACGGCAATCGCAATTTCTTGGGACATGCCCTGTTGCCCTGCTCCCATGCCACTTTCCCCTGCCTTCTGGTAAGCTTCGCGGATCATCTTCTCTACGTCGTCGCGTCCCATCTCATCAGCGGCTGCAGAGTTGATTACAAAGGTGCCTTCCTGTACTTCACGGGGTTGATCGTCGGCTATGCTTTGCTGGTCAGTTGGTCGTTGATTGCCACCAACAAACTCTGGACGTTCGGCAAAACCAGCGGGACCGCCCATTTGCATACCGACTCGACCACCCTCATTAAAAGCGAAATCACCATCTTCTTCTGATTCAGTATCCCCTCTATCTTGAGATGTATCGTTGCCCATTCCAACATCACCTGCCTCATCGTCGGCTGCACCGCCGCTGTGGGCATCACCGCCATCGTTATCTCCATACTCATCGACATACCTTGCTGCAGCGTCTGCTCTAGCCTGTGCTGCTGCTTGTCTATCTGCTTCTGCTTGTCTATCTGCTTCTGTTTTTGCTGCGTTTTCCGCTGCAGTTCTGGCTGTCATTTTAGCTACTAAGCCTGAAGTTTTTGTATCTTCTCTGGCTAAATCTTCCATATATTTTTCAAAAGATATTCCCTTCGCTCTAGCTGCAGAGCGACCCAGTGCAACAGATTTGTAACCTAAATTTGAACCAAACATGCTATTCAATCCTGCAACGTAAGATTGTGCAGCTTGTTTTGTACCCATTGCAGATACATTTCCAAAGCTGTCTACAAATCTTCCAGTGGCGGGGTCGTAAGCTCCCCCTACTGCAGACATTGCTTCAGAATCCATGTATGTACTTTTAACGCCGTCCTTTACGTAATTACCTACACGAGGATCAAATTTTTCTGTAAGTGTTCCGGGAATATAACCGTTTCTTTGAGCTTCAAGTCCAGCTATTTGATCGTGGGTAAGACCCATCAAGTTTCCGTCGTAAACAAACTTCATGCCGCCCATTGCATTTGTACTACCAAATCCCATGAATGTAGATTGTCCCGGCATACGACTAACCATCATACCGTTTATATCCATCAAGGCACCCCCCATTCCATTTGTTGCTTGGAAGGCTGCAGCGTTACGAGCTTGCTGGGCTACGTTCATACCCCCAAACGCTTCTAGAAGACCCGGTGGAGTGGGGCTAAACGCTCCCGCAATTCCCGCACTAATAGCTGATGGCTTATCCCCAAAGGGTCTGCCCACTGTAGTTGCCCCAGCTAAAGCATCAATCTGATTTGTTACTGATTTTTCAAGATTAGAAAACGAACTAGCATCAAATTTACCACCTGAAGTCGCTTGCGATGACACTGCTTTTGCTGATGCTGCTGCACCAGCCTGATAGTCGTTAAACATGGAACTGAAGCTGTAGTTCATGTCTCCGGTCTTGGGGTCCATTGTCATGGCACTTGGAGAAGTAAAATCGTAAGTGTTTCTACTTACGTCTGTGTTTCCAAAGTTAATATCGTTTAAGTCATAGCTTGTTACATCAAAAGCTGACTTATATCCTGACGACTGACCCGGAGTTTGACTGATTGTGTACTCCATGACGTTAGGTGATGCTGCATCACCCCCGCCTTCACTCGTGTCATCGTATATATCTGGCCTATCACGCTCATCATCATCATCATCATCTCTGATTGGATTACTTACACTAATACCCGAAGAAGTATCAAGAGCTTGATTGTAGAAATCAACTGCACCCTTAGAGTATTGTTCGTAGCTGATTGGTTCAGGATTAAAGAATCTTACAGTTTGGTTAGTTGTCATTTTTTATGACCTCGACATGATTATTCTTCAATTGAAGGAGTGTTTCCAGTAAAGCCAGCTTCCCCTGCAGTTGGCGCAGTTCCGACTCCGATTGTGCCGTTACCACTGCCCGAATTGTCCACTCCCGGACTTCCGCTAGGTACTCCTCCAGCCGCTCCCATTCCTTGTTGTTGATCAGGGGGGCCAGATTCTTGGCTTGCTTGTTGTTGAGCATTTTGCATCATTCCTTGTAACATCTGAGCGTAGACTTGTGCTTCGTTAGTATTGTTTACCAAGCTGTCAGGATCAATGTCCTGTGAGATAGCCAGTTCACGCATCAGGTTAGGTATTTTGATGAATGGAGCCAGCATGGGGTTGGCTACGGTCTGTAACAGGGAAGTGAGACGTTGGGTACGTACTTCTTTCTGCATTACGGCTGCAACGCCGCGTGGTTTAATCTCCAAGTCACCACTTACTTCTTCGATACGCTCGTTAAATTGCATATTCCACTGAAAATACGCTTCACCAAGTGGTTTAAGGAGATGATCGTCAATATTCTTGATCACAGTCTTCATAGAAAGCCCAGCAGACCCCATCAACATCGACAGTCCGGCTGCAGTACGTCCGGTGCCACTAACGCCCGTCTGACCGTGCATTATGGACGGTATACCCGTCTCCTCGTCTGCAAGCTGCCTACTGATCTGGTACATTTGGATGTTTTCGCCAGCAGTGTTAGGAAACTTAAGTCCGTTGATAGCTGTTCCGGTTACTCCTGACTGACGACGGAATATCTTTCCGGGAAATATGTCCATGTTCTGTCCGGGAACCAAGCTTGCTTCATCTACGTCAAAGACAAGGTTGCCAGCTAGGGCTAGGTTGTCGATTGCCATACGAACGTGACCGTTCATAAGCATCTGTGCGTCTTCCATGTTCTCTGCTACACCAACACCCCAAATCTGGTAGGGATTGATCTCGAATGGAAAGGCTTGAAACGGAATACGTGCCGGAGTGAAAGGGTTGACAACACATCGAAGGATCATATTACCACAAACCCACACGTTAACCTGCATTTGGTCAAACTCTGACAGTTCTTCGGTGCCTTCCATGCCTACTTCTTTGGCAAACTTGGCATCAATTACCCCCCAGTATTCAAGTACCTCAAATCTGTTCTCTTGGTAATTAGCTTCGGTTTCATCCTCACGAATGGTGTCTTCGTAATACTTGTCTTCGTAGTTTGGCCCCTTGCCAAGACACTCTTCAATTGCTTCTGCGTAAAAATGAGGACGCATAATTAAACTACGTAGTTGTTGTCGATTCATGCGGTGACGTTGTATTACGTATTCACAGTCTTCAAGATTAGTCGCGGCAGGATCAGGATGAAAGTCCCAAATGGAAACGTGTTCGATGCGAGGGACAGTTTTTTCATAGGGATCGTATACCCGACCCTGTTGTTCGTCGTTCTTCCAATTGTGGACACGTTTGTAAAAGTTAAACGGTCCCTTTATTACTCCTGTACCCAACAGGCAAGATTCAAAAATAGCCTTACGCATTACGTTTACTGCGTTGGTATCAAGAAGCTGGTCGTGGATACATTTTTCCATCTTACGGGCCATTTCTTTAGCTGGCTCGAATTGGGGTTCACCTACTTTAGCTTTTCCGGGAAGGATTGCTTCTCCAAACTCCTTGCCGTAAGAACCTAACTTGTGTGCAGGTCCAGATGCAGCAAGACCCCCCGGCGGTACTTCTCGACCATCACCCTCAAACCCATAAGGGTCAGCTTGTTCTGGTTGAAGATCATCCGCTGGTGTCTTCATGTGAGCAAACTCTTCAATACCTTCCGGCATTGGGGTAGACTCAACAACTAAAGGAAATTTTTTGTTTGCAAATAAGATGTCAACAATTTGTCCGTATGCTGCAAGCACTTTAGTTTTGGTAATCTTGATAAACACCTTTGACTTTTCAGAGTCACGGTATTGTGTAGTTGAATCGTAGATTCCCCTAAAGTTTTTGTACGCCTGAATCCAACGCTGCTCGTAGGCAAATCGTCCGTTTTCAGAGTCTTCAAATTTAGAACGAATGTGTCCTGCCAATCCCGGCATCTGCTCACTAGGAGCAACCAGAGGGATTGACGTATCGTCATCCGGTTCTAGGAAATTGTCAGCCATCTATTTACCTTTAGTTGTTGCCTTGAGGTCTGTCATCAGCCATCTTGAACAAAGATGCTTCTACTGTAGGCTTAGTCTGCTTCTTTGGCATGTCTTCTGTAATCGGACCTGTCTTCACACGAGTTGGGAACTCAAGACCTTCACGATATAGCTTGTTTACACCCGGCTGATCATCAACAGACTCCTTGTCGGAGTTCATTACATATGATGCACCATAGTTGTAGTTATTGTCTGGCATAGGTTTATCTCCCCTATGTTAAGGTTGCATTGTTAAAAAGTTGTCTTCTTCACTTTTTGTAGAGTTAAATAGTTCCGGTTGATCTGCCATTATTCGTTCAATAGGGCGTGCTGAACCGGGATCAGCTACAGGAGAAGCCATAGACTGTCCTGCCGCCACTACGTCGCTAGGGGCTATTGGTAAATACTCTGTGGCCCCCGCTATTGAACCACCCACATCAGATACTGAGTCGGGTAATCCTAATTTTTTGAGTTTTTCAGTAACATTTGCTTTGGTTTCTGTTGCAGCCAGTGTAGCCACCCCGAAACCAATAGGTGGTGCTACAACTTTTATTACAGGTTTAGAGGCTTTAGCTAACTTAAACCAGTCGATTTTGAATCCAGCCTTAGTCATTGCATCTTTGGTATCTTGCTGCAAATCATTTAAAGTCATTGGGCCAGTTTCAGGCTCTGGTATTGCAGGGGCTGGCATCTTTGCTGTTTCAACTGGTGCTTCAAAAAAGGACTCGTATCCCGGCGTTGCTCTGCCAACTCTTTGAGATGGTGGCGGCACGGCATCAGTTACGTTAAATCCTGCTTCAGAAGCTGCCTCTGCAAAATAGGTAGACACAACGTTGGCATTACGTGCATCCGGTCCCTTTGGGTCTAAATCCCCCGGATACTCTTGTGCGTACCCTGTTACTTCTCCTGTAGAACCTTCAGCAGCAGCCTTTAAGCTTCTACCCTGTAGATAGGCAATTCGTTCAAAGGATATACCACTGCGTTGTGCAACTTTAGTATGCAGGTTTCTAAGAAGTGAAGCCCCCCTTTTTCCGGGGACTTCTCCAGATTTACCCTCTGGTGCTAAACTATCAAATGTCTTATTTGTTGCAGAGTCAAATATAAGTCCGGGTATTTTTACCTGCTTAAGAATATTAGTCATATCCGTAGAAGAAACAGGCTTACCGTTTGGCTTTACAAAGAAGTAGCCATCAGATACTTTACCATCCTGAAGTCTAGCCTGAAGAATTGCATCCCCAATGTCATTCAGTGGAACGTTAACTCTACGTCCCTTTGCTCCCTTTGTTTCTGCTGAGATGTAAATAGCGCGGGTATCAGGGTAGTATGAGTTAGTTTTTAATTGTGCTACTGCGTTGGGTCGCAAACCATTCTGCATGTTAAAAAGCACAGCCATAGCTGCAGCTTCTTGTTTTGGGTCTTTTGATATTTCTGCAACTTGCCTAAAAAAGTTTTGCATAGTTGCGGCATCTGTCTTGATAGATACTTCTGATACAGCCTTTGCTGGTTCTTTGATACCAAATATTTTTACATTTTTTGGTGTATCAGGTGTTTCCTCTGGTAGAAATGCTAGTATATTGCTGTTAGCTGGAAGTTCTCTAGCTATACGCAAACCTACTTGACGCAGGGCTTGCATCGACTGTTTCGGATTGTCAACTTCTAAGTCTAAATTTTTAAATGTTTTGGAGAGAGTTGTTTCCCCAGTTTCATCAGGAGTGAATATACTTATGGCTGATCCGGGCTGGTCAGCAACATCGCCCAGATACTTTGCAACCATGTTACCATACGCTTTTGCGCCTACCTTTAGTTTCTGCTCAGTCGCATACAGTTCTGCAACTTCACGGGCGGTAGCTGTTTCAGGATTTAATTTTGCCATGCTTTTTGGATCGTTTGCGGGGGGTTCAACCATATATCCTTGCGCTTGCAAGTCGAGTGTTGTTCCCAGTTTTTTATTTACTTTATCAAAATCTGTTTTATCAATTAGTCCGGGGTACTTTTCTTCTATAACTTGTGACAACGTAAAAGCGTTGTTTTCAGTGTCAGCAAGAGGAGACATATCTTTGATAAGCTCTCTCATATGTGCAAAAGTAAATTTACGAGGTATTTTTCGCCCATTAAATATTTCAATAAGTCGTTTGTTCTCTGTACCTACAGTTTTATACTTTTGCATCTCCTTTAATTCTTGCCCAATTAGATCAGCCATTTGAGAAATTTGACTACGCTGTTCTGGAAACTTAATAGGTTCATCTGCCATGTGTTAGTATCCAAATACTTCGTCTTGAACCTTGTGAACGTGGTTCTTGATTGCGCCTAGTTGTTTGTGTATTGAAGCGTAGCCGCTCATTCGTGTCATCATCATGTATCGTAAAGCGTCGTATGCGTGATCTTCAGCTTTGGTATCTACGTCTTCGCTGTTTGTTTTGGAAAGAGGTATACCAGCCACTTGTTTCACGATGTTCTGGCAAGTCGAAAAGAAACGAACTCGTGGTTCCTTTGTGTATGGATCATCTGCCAGACGACGATGTATCTCCATCTTGCCCTGAATACGATTACGATCAGAAGGAGTCCAACGCACTCCCTGTCTCATCATAACTTCCGCAATAGACGGGCCAAAGCCTGTCTTATTCCAGCAGGAAGAATCGAGTACGGTATAGTGAGGTAACGGGTCAAGTTGTTCTGCTTCTAGTATTCTATCAGCTAATTGCTCTGCTGTCAAGTGTTTTGCGTATAGTTCTCTGTATACCCAAATATTATTGTCCCAGTCGATTGCACCCCAGAGGACACAGGATGGTGCGGAGTACCCGTAGTCTGCTGCTCGTATGCGGGGCCAGTTGGTCGGCAACTCAAACGGTTCGACTACGTGCTTCACTCGTGAGAACTCAGGAAAGGCCGCTCCCTCTGCCACATCCCAATCCCCTTCGAGAAGTCTCTTCCGTTCGACATCTGGGAGCGAACGCAACATAGCCTCGTATTGACCGTCAGCCATGAGGTGGGGATTATCTGTCAACCGCGCTGGAACAAACTTTCGGAAGAAGAGCGGCTGACCTGCCTTTTCGTGACCGCTAGGCCAAACAAACGTTTTACGTGTGTCTATATCAAAAGCAGGGAATGCTTTGTTTTCGGGAGTACCTTCTATGTACATCTTTTTGACCCACCAGCCACCTACGCCTCCGGGGTTGGCTGTGCATCGCATGTACAGGTTTTCTTGAAGTTCAGGATCAGTGGCACGAAGCCTAGAACGCAAATAGTCCCACACATACGGCGTGGGGTACTGGGTAATCTCATCTATGCCTATCCAGTTAAATGCCTGTCCCTGAAATCGGGTAACGTCTTTGTCTCTGTCTAGGTAGGTGAACCAGATGGTTGCACCTGACGGGAAGTGCCACGTTGATTTTGATTCGCGGAACTTTGCTCCGGGAAACGCCTTTGTGTAAAGCTGGCGGGACTTGTCAATTAGTTCTGTTAGTTCGTCAAGGGTGCGCCTGAGAAGAAGACCCCTATGATTGGGGTTATGGCAATACCGTAAGGGATCAGCAAGTAAAGCAAACGATTTACCGCCACCAGCCGCTCCACCGTAAAGAACGTCTCTTTCACCCGCCGAAAGAAACTCCTCTTGAGGTCCCGGATTAGCTTGGAATACAACTTCGGAATCTCCCACAAGATCGGATACGGACGCGGGTAGAACGGAGATATCTCCCATGTCAATGACTGCTGTGTCCGTTCCTTTGATAGCTTTCTCAACTCGTCCAATAGTGCTTTCAAGATCACGGGCTTTCTTTCGTTTTGTCTCAGCCTTCTTTGTGGCTTGTTGTGCTTTCTTCTTTGCGTCGCGTAAACGCTTTTGGGCTGCTCTTCGCGCACGTTCAGCGGTGGATAGATTGTAGGTGCGTTTAATAGGTTTCGGCTGAACCATTTGCTTTTCTACCACGAGATGCTTTTCCACCGTAAGCCATCTTATTACTGCCGTATCTTTCCTTGACAGGCATTTCTCTCAGTACTTGATACCTGTCAAATTCATCGTTAGTAAGTCTGGCTATATCTTCGTTAGCTATTTTAAGTATCTCCCGATCACTACGCATCACGCTAATCCTTGTTTCCTACAGCCTTGCGACCACGAGTTTCTTTCGGTGCAATTCCGGGTTTTGATTTTGGAATACGCATCCCCAACTCTGTGCTGTATCCCTTACTTGCACCGGGGAAGTCTAGGTTGGTTTTGTATTGGTTTGCTTTGGCCCTACGCTTTGCCATCGTCTCATCCCTTTTCTTTCTGCTTGTAGAAATTAAAGGACGTTTAACTTTTATATACGTTTCTGAATCAAACTCTCTTAGTCGAACATTCTTATTAAGAAGAGTGTTTCGTGACTTACCTTTTGGCACAGCAGCAATATTCTGATTCTCTTTTATCTTAGCATAAACCTTTTTTTGTTTGTCGTTAAGAGCCTTTACTTCAGCAGCAGTTATCTTGCGAAACTCTTTGTTAAACTTGCCCCTGTTTTTATCGTATTCATCAAGTGCCATCGATCACGACCTCTTTCTTGGGGGGTAGCAGGACTACCCCGTGTATTGCGGTTACATTGTGGTTGATTTGTTCTTGTTTTGCTACACCGACACGATTGAGGAGTGATTCGGCTGCTTTGAGGCGCAAATCGTCACCTCGTTCTGGGGCGGGGTTGTCTATCGTTGAGATCACGCGGTTAGCTGCCTTCATTGCGTTGGTAGCTAAGATGGTTTTTGTGCGTTCAATGATCTCATCAGCAAGGGTGGACTTCAGCCATGCGGCTGAACCACGTGAATACCCTGCATCCACCGCTGCTGCGGTGACCTGACCGCCATTTTCAAAGAGAAGTTCTAAGAAATGGTTCTGTTGTGGGGTAAGCTGTCGGTCTTTTTGTTTTTGTTGAGGTAGAAGGTTCATAAAACCTGACTTTCAGTCCGTCCAGTCCGTCACATTTCCACTTTATGTCCAATTCAAACAGATTAGCTGCTGTGGCAAACTCTGCCATTTCGTCTACACGGGCTTTGCACTCGTTTTCTGTAGGGTATGGACCTTCTGTGTCGCTTAATTGTCTGCAAGTTTCGGGAGAAACGGCTAAACAAACGAGTAGGGATGCTTCAAACATGGATTTTGTTCTTTTCATAAGAGTTGTGGGACCGATTGATTAGCCTACATCGCCCTGTTGGTACAAGTCAAGAGGAAAATTGTCGGGATGTGCTAGATTTATCTAGCCCCACAACCCAAGTATACCGATTATATACTTGCAAGTCAACAATAAAAATAAAAATGAGGCAGTCGGGGGCTTTTTTCTTGACAAAACCGCATATCGACTGTACAATGGGACTAAGTCCTGCCGGGAAATACACCCCCACCACCCCCCTTCGCCTGTGCGTAGGGGGTTTCTTTTGGGGAACCCCGCTATACTCCCATAGGGGTACCCCCAAAGGAGTTGTTTTTTAGTCATATCGATAACCTACACGCCATAAAATCTGTCGGGCCATTGCTAGCATATGCCGGGGGGGTGGGGTGGCCCTCGCGTACGCCCGACGGCAATATTTTTATTATTTGTCCCATATCACCGATCCCAAGGCACCCGCCGGACAACACCCAAAAACAACCCCGCCATATATTCCAACGGGATAACACGCCCGCACACCCGCCCGCGTTGCTTAATTTGTCATCCCTTTAACTATTTAGTTGACACATGGCTATCAGATTTGCGCTGTAATCACCCGCATATCACCCCGCGATTTATCCCGCCAATTCAACCCGCTTGGATACATTCAGAGGATAGGCAAAAAAGAACCCCGCCAGACTAGCAAAGCGGGGTCAAGTTGGGAGGAATTGGTTGGGTTTATTCGTCGCTTGTTTCCGGCTTGTAGGCTAACTGGAGCCGCGCCACAGTGCGCGGGGAATCAGTGCAGAACGTATAATGATCGAAGCCATAACCGCGCAATAATTCCTTTAAGCCTTTAATCTGATATTCAAGGGCTTCAACCTGCCCCAATATAATAGCCTGTTCGCTGCTGGTCATAACAACAAGCTTCTTTGCCTCGTCATCGTTAAAGGTTTCGGTGTTGATGTTAAGTGTTGATTTAATCATTGGTTTGTTTCCTTCTATTGGTTAAGGGGACAAGCTGCCCCGTCCCCTAGATTGTTACACTATGCTTTCCGACTACGCAACCAGTTTATAAGCTGATTTGGCACCCTTACGAAATACGGTCTCAACATTATAACCCTTTTCTCTCAGGGTAGATATCCCCTGATAGACTGATCCTTTGGTCATACCAGTTTCACGGATAAGCGTGTTTTTGGTCACGGCATACGTGCGACGGGCAAGGCACCGATAGAGCTTGCCAAGCTTACTATTGGCATGAAAGCCCCGCCGCTGCCGGACAGATTTTGCCGCATGGCGTGTATTTTCCCCGTTCTTATCGGCAAACAGTTCCTTTGATAACTGGGTCAATACTTTCTGCCGTTCGTCCTGCCGGTAGTATTCTTCAAACTTATCAGCAAGGCTCATTAGTTCACTTACAAGATTTTGTGGAATATTGGTCATTGGTTTGTTTCTTTCTGGGCAATGCCCGTTGATTAAAATTGTAAGAATGCGGATATTAAAAGAATTAAGAATATCAGCACCGCAGACCGATATAATAAAAGTATTGCTTCCATGCTATGCTGCTGCCCGTTGTTCTGCCCATGTCCAACAAGGGCTTTCCAGCACAGTTCGCACCATGTCGTTGCGGGTACGCTGGACATTGGCAACATTTTGGCTTGTTCGTCCAGACTGATAACCCTTGCCCGTTTTTGGGTCTGTCCACTCTTCGTTAGTATGGGTCGCCCAATGGGTCAAAGCATTATATGCCGCCCACATGGTTTGACCTAGTTCTTGCTTTTCCTTGTCGAACAAATAAAGCAAGTTGTTCATTAGCCGTTCATTCACGGGTTTACCCTGCCCCGCCTCGACTGCTCGACTGGATTTGTAACAAATGGATTTCGCCAACAATTCGGCAAAAGCTTCATCTGTAAACTTGGCACCCGCCCAAAGATTCATCTTGTCGCGCTGCCCCGTCCACATTTCCAGACTGCCCCCCGCCTTGCTAATCAATGCATCTGGGGACAAGTTCTTAGTATGCTTTGCCTTTTGGTGGTAGGCCTTTTCCCCGCCAAAAACTAGCGTATTGCGGCAAAGGTCACGATATGCCCCGCTGAACACTTGAAAAGACCATGACATATCGACAGAGTTAAAAACGTCCATTCGGCAATTGACCGAATCTGACGAATCCCCAACCGTTGTTTGTAGGTCGTTAAAGTGGATTGTTCGATGCGCTCGAAGCCCGTCGTTATACACCCGATCAATTACCTTTACATTCGACAAAGGCAAATCTGTTTCATTCAGCAATTCAGCCTGACGACGGAAAAGCTTATCATGCGGAACCAGATTGTAAGTTTTGCCGATTGGCCTTGTGTTTAGGATTGCCCCGGATGCTGTATTTTGTAGGGCTGAATAATCCGGCATGGGTACAGCCTTTTCTATTATCTCAACATCGGACATATCAGCCGATTTATAGTTTTGGCTTGTAACGGCCTCGATTGGCACCCGTCGGACAGAGCCGCGACGGGTAAACAATTCAATGTTTGATGGGTCGTTATGTTCAATAACGTTTAGGTCGGTATTTACTTCTATTAGGTCGAACATATCAATGTTCCTTTCGTTGTGGTTAGCGGGACAACCCCGCCAGATAGTTATTGCACCCCCCGACGAATCGGTCAAGGGGATAAAAACGGAGCGGGAAATCTGATCCCGCCCCGCCCCATTTTGAGCAAGCCCCGCGTCTCAACTTGCCCGATACTGCCCCCGCCGGTGGTAAAACCAACAAACCAATCCGGCATGACAGCCCAATTTTTAGTGTCGGATTGTTTGTCACGTTATCCCGTAACGGTCGCGCCAAACCCGCCAAGTAATAGCCTGTAATTGGTAGGGCATTATTCCCGCATCGTTCGCAGCTTCCTTGTAAGCTTCCTGCAATGCCTTGTATTCACGCACCCCAATATTTGTTCTATCGTCGGTCAACCCGATACGCTCATTGTAAGCAATGTTTCTTGCGTGACCGTCAATAGTAACGTTGAATTCGCCCATAATGTCACAAAAGAATGACGTTATTTTTTGTCCCTTTAACATAGCCTTTGCACCGTTATAGTTTGGTCGTTCTGCCAATATGCCCCAAGCCTTCTTTTTCATAGCGTGGTAGGTTGACACTTTTACGGAGTCAATACCGTCACCCTTTAAAAAGGCACCTATTAAAGCATCGGCATTTTTAACGTTTCGTTCCCATTTGTTATTCGGCGACAACGCAGAAATAACAGCCACCACAAGGTAAACACCTATCCCGTATTTATTGCCGATATCATACGCAGCATCATATGCCGCAGCATACCATGCCATCCCGCCCTGAATCTGTACTGGGTCGGCATCGAGATAGCAGTGGGTAATATTAGAGACTAGTTTTTTGTGAGCTAGTTTAGTTGGTCGTTTCATCGGTTCGGTTCCTTTAGTTGGTTTAGGTTAGGTTTCTTTTAATGGTAGTTTCCGGCGTGGTCAAGCCCTTTTAATTTATCGCGCAATCTTTCTATATAACATTCTGGACAAGAATAAAACCTATCCATCTCAACAACCATCGCGGGTTCGCCGCAAGTATCACACTTATACTTGGAGTTTAGTGTGGTTGGTTTGTCTCGTTTTGGCGTGGGCGATTTGTCAAGGTTTTGGCGTGGGGGATTTGTCATCGTTTGTCACTCCAATAGTTGTCCCACGCCTCCCGTAACATTTCGGCGTATTCGGCATTGTCGTGTGTGCCTAGCCAGTCACGGTGGGGTTCCATCTCTTGCATAAACTGCCCCAAGTATTCACACCCACCAATGACCTTGTTTGCGGTGTCCCAAAAGTCTTCCTCTAGCTGGATTGACCAGTCGCTCATTTTACCCATCGCCAAACTCCGTAATCAAATCATCTATATGGCTGATGGGGCGTGACCTGTCCATATACTCCCTATGTAGCATCTCAGTTGAATACATTAAAAGTGTGTCCATGTCCCAGCTTTCCACACATCTAGTTACTGCGTTGGCAATCTGTTCTTCTGTGTACTTTTTAATCACTATTCTTCTCCTTCAAACACTCTATTGTGATTTCATCGTCGTAGTCACCCTCGTATTCTTTCCAGTGACCTTCCCAACCTAAAGCCTTAACTCTGGCCTCATTGGGATTTTTGGCTTCGAGAGTGGCAGTGCTTACTACTCTATAGCTTCGGGTTACTTCATACTTTGGCATCACTTGCCCTCTTCAAACAAAACACGGTAAATTTTATGACAGGCATCATCCATCTTTACAAGGTCACCATAGTTGGGGTGACAAAACTCAGCGTAACTCCACTGTAATTCTCTCCACGCATCCCGCAAACCTTTTAGGGCTTCCTTTTGTTCGGGAGACAAATGCTTCCAAGTCTTAGCACGATTCTCGTTAGTGATTTCCCACTCAGTCTTTTTTTTCTTCGCCATTTGGTTTCTCCTCTCTGGCAGTTGATAAGTAACCGATATAGGAAACAAACTACCCTGTCAACACAAAAAGAAACGGGACTAGAAATTAATCCAGCCCCGCTCTTCAACCAACCAACGAAAGTACAAGGGGTAACCACTCCCCCTGTTCAACCTTACTACTAAGCTACTTCGTAAGGTGTCCCCAGTTTTACCAATGTTTGTTTGTTCCTGTCAACCCACAAACGACATTCATTTTCACTTTTTCCGATAAAGATTGTAACGAGCCGCAAGTAATCTACACAGTCTTTTTTCTTCACTGTGTCTCTGTTTGTCTCACCAATACGGACAGATGATACTGGTGTGTTCACAGTCCACCTGTCATCCCATCCCCGTCTGACAATTTCCAATTCAAGTTTTCGGGTTTTCAATGATTCCATGTTCTTCCTCGTAAGCTTCCACATATATGTCCAGTGCTTCCCTGATTAGATCAGCGACTGCAACCTGTTCGAGTGCTTTCTTTTGCATTTGGTGTGCAACGTAAGCAAGTTTGTCAAACTGCTCTTCTTTCATTAACAGATTGTAAGTCTTAGTGGGTTCAAGTATCTTGTTTGGTCTTGGCATCCCGTGCATCCTTCTTTGATAGTTTATCTAAGTTATCTTTCTTTCTATTAGGGATAACTTGTTTTTGGTATTTCTTATCCCTTAGTATCTTTGCTATGGGGTTGATTTTATTATATACTTTCATAGTGGGGTTTCCCTTAAGGGTTAGGTTATGTAATAGGTAGCACACCCTGTCAATAGCCGTCAACTAAAAAACGTGGTTGACAGGATTTTATCTGGTGTGTTATCGATATGGACATGAAATCACCATCTTGGTTACAAGGCTACGTAGAGTCACTGGACATTCAGCCGTTGGGTCGTTACCGATCCGACTGTCCTGTATGTGCCAGAAAGAATACGTTTAGCGTAAGTGATGACGGACTGCAACGACTGTGGTATTGTTTCCACGCTGATTGCAATGTGTCGGGCCGCACGGGCGTTACCCTAACTAAAGACTTTGCGAAACACGCCCTCTCTAGGTCACAGGCTAATGCGCCTGTTCCCCGTACTAATAACACTTACGAATTGCCGGATACTTTTGTTAGTCTTTCCCGTAACTTAGATGCAGAGCTTTATGTTCGATCTGTATATGCGTATGATGCGTACTTGTCAGGTCGTGCAGACATTCGTTATGATTTCAAAAGAAACCGTGTCGTCTTTATTGTCAAGGATGGCAAAAAGGTTGTTGATGCGGTAGGTAGGTCAATGGATGGAAGGAGTCCAAAATGGTATCGATATGGAAATAGTAAATGCCCTTTTGTTTCTGGCAATGGAGAACGTGGTGCCTGTGTTGTGGAAGATGCTGCTAGTGCTTGCAGTGTTAGCGGTGTTGTCGCGGGGGTGGCCATCTTAGGTACAAATCTGCTAGATGATCACATACAACATTTATCCAAATACCCCAGAGTATTTGTTGCACTCGACAAAGACGCAACTGACAAGGCGGTTGACATGGTAAAAACCCTGTGTAGAATAGTTCCAACCAAACTCATGGTATTATCCCGTGACTTTAAGAACATGACAAAGGACGAAAGAGATGACTACCTACGAAACTACATCGATAGATAAGCAGATATTAGGCTTCTGTCTTAACGCCGACTTCTTTGGTCGCGTAAAGAACATTATTGACAGGTCTATGTTTGATAGAGAGATGCGTGACATATTTGACACACTGACATTCTCTCACACTAAGTACGCAAAGGACTTAACCAAGTCTGAACTAAGCAGTTTGTTTAATGATCGCAACCCTGCTATGCCAGAAGCAACCCGTAGTAAGGTGCATGAGACTATAGCTGGTTTGGATATGGGTAACGCTGACAATTTTGAGTTGCATTTGGATTTGGTACACAACTTTTGGTTGCGTGATCGCGCTCGTCTCATTGGTGAGAAAGCAATTGACATCTTCACGGGTGACAGTGAGGAATTTGGTGAGTTACGTAGACTGATTGATACCGTAGAAGATGGACGCATCAGTGACAAAACTACTTACACTAAGGTAGAAGATGACTTAGAGTCCCTGTTAGACAACGAGGCTGGTGATCCCGACTTCCCTTTCGACTATGACCTGATTGCGGATAACGTGTCAGGTCTGGACAGGGGTAATTTAGGTATATTGTTTGCTAGACCAGAATCCGGTAAGACAACCTTTTGTTGCTTCCTTGCAGCATCATACATAAAGCAGGGTTTTAAGGTTGTGTACTGGGCAAACGAAGAACCCGCACCAAAGATTAAGCTTCGTTTGATACAGTCGTATTTTGGTTTGACACGACAAGAGATGGAACGTGATCGTGTTGCTTTATGTGCAAAATATGCAGATGAGATTGAACCTTTGCTTACAATCATGGACTCTGTCGGTACCTCTGTCGAAGAGGTAGATGAATACGCCAAGCTAAATAAACCAGACATTATGTTCTGTGATCAGCTTGACAAGTTTCGTATATCCGGTGAGTTTAATCGTGGTGATGAGCGTTTGAAAGAAACCTATGTGTATGCTCGTGAGATAGCAAAACGAAACAAAGTGTTAGTGTGGGCTGTCAGTCAGGCAAACTATGAGGCACACGATAGACAATGGATTGATTACTCAATGATGGACAACTCACGTACTGGTAAGGCTGGCGAGGCTGACATCATTATTGGTATAGGTAAAACAGGCTCAAGTGAAACGGAAAACACTGTGCGTCATATTTGTATATCCAAAAACAAACTTAACGGGTATCATGGTATGATACATGGACAGATTGATATTGAACGTGGAGTGTACTACTGATGGCAAAGCACGGTTATGTCAGAGAAGATGGGATGGTCTTTTGGGGCATGTCTGGTAAGCATGAGGACTGGAGAAGCCCAGATAAATTCTATGCTGCCAAGAAAAGAAATCACGACAACAAAACACGTCTGAAAAAAATACGACGACGTTGGCTCAATAACTACAAGGTGAGTAAGGGGTGTAGTCTGTGCGGTTACAACGAGAATGCTGCTGCTCTTCAGTTTGATCACTTAGACCCGTCACTGAAAGTTCGAGATGTATCCAATATGATAACCTTGAAATTAAAACGTTTGATGGATGAGGTCAGGAAGTGTAGAGTTCTCTGTGCCAACTGCCACATGATACACACATTTGGAGAAAACAAATGAACGTACTGACCTTCGATGTAGAAACAACCCACATACAAAAAGAAACGGGTGGGACAACAGCACTGCCATACTTTGGTAATCGTCTTGTGTCTATTGGGTACAAGCGTTTGTCGTCGCCTCACGTACACTACCACTGCTACTATCATGCAGACAGGGAACCCCACGACTTTGCACCGGAGTTGTTTCAAGAAGCACTCAACGAGGCTGATACAATTGTGGGACACAACATAAAGTTTGATCTATCATGGATCAGGGAGTGTGGTTTCTTTTTTAACGGAGAAGTATATGATACGATGGTTGCGGAGTATATTCTGGCGAAAGCCCAGCGTTGGCCTCTGGGACTTGCTGCTGTTGCAGAAAAGTATGACGTTACCCAAAAGGAGAAAGACCTTGTTTCGCCGTACCTCAAGGACGGCAAGACCTTCTACGACATACCGTGGGAGATAGTAGAAGAGTACGGAAAAGCTGACGTACTCGCCACAGAAGAGGTGGCCTTGAAACAGCTTGATGCCTTTGGCACTACATTTAAGGAGTTATGTTTTGGAACGGACTTTGTTACCGACGTTGAGGCTGTCGCTTGAGATGACAGAAACGCTCACTGAGATAGAGCGTAATGGATTAAAGATAAACTTAGACACACTAAACCAGATTGAGACAGAGTTTCAGACAGAACTGGATGAACTAGAGATACGTCTGAATGAGATGGCGCGGGAAGCAATGGGGGATACTCCCATCAATCTTGCCAGCCCAGATGATCGCAGTGTCCTTCTTTACTCACGCAAGGTCATAGATAAAAAGGAGTGGTCACGCATATTTAATTTGGGTCACGAGATGCGTGGTGCCACCATGAAACCAAAGCAGCGTGTTCGTATGAAAAGAAGCGTGTTCACTTCAACAGTACGCCGTATGACAGAAGTGGTACGTAAAACTGTAGGTAGCAGGTGTGCAGGATGTGTTGGGTTTGGTAAGGTACGTCCTGTCAATAAGAATGGACAACCCAGTAAAGTTTTGCGTGTGTGTAAGCCTTGCAAGGGTGCGGGAGTGATTTATACGCCCACACGAGAGGTTGCCGGATTCAAGCTGGTACCTCGTGATACTTACGATACTGCTGCTGCGGGATTCAAGACGGACAAGACTACACTAGAAAATAGGTCAATAGAATTGTCAGGTGATGCAAAGGAATTTGCTACCGCTTACGTCAGGTACAACGCTCTACGAACCTACCTCAATACTTTTGTAGAAGGGATGAAAAACAATGTTGATGCGAATGGTATCATCCATCCAGAGTTCATGCAGTGTGTTACGGCGACGGGTCGCCTTTCGAGCCGCAATCCTAACTTTCAAAATATGCCACGTGGAAATACCTTCGCTATACGCAAGGTTGTCGAGAGCCGCTTTCCGGGTGGGTTTATACTTGAAGGGGATTACTCGCAACTAGAGTTTAGAGTGGCTGGCTTTCTTGCAAAGGATAGCCAAGCGTACGTGGATGTAAGTGAGGGTACAGATGTTCACCAATATACTGCAGATATTATCGGATGCAGCAGACAAGAAGCAAAGGCACATACCTTCAAGCCTCTATACGGCGGCACCACCGGAACAGACGCCCAACAACGCTACTACAGAGCCTTTAAGGATAAATACGAAGGGGTTACCCTCTGGCACGACAAACTCCAGCGAGAGGCCGTTAAAACGAAGCAGATCACCCTTCCAAGTGGTAGGCAGTATGCTTTTCCCTCTGCGCGGTGGACAGAGTGGGGTACAGCCACAAATCGTACAGCGATATGCAACTATCCTGTACAGGGTTTTGCTACTGCTGATCTTCTTCCTACTGCTCTTGTTCGTTTGAGCAAGATGATGAGGATTAGGGAACTCAAGTCAGTTATCTGTAATACTGTACACGATTCGATTGTGCTTGACGTACACCCTGATGAGAAAGACGCTTGTATCAAGCTGTTAGAGTACGCAATGTTGTCGTTACCTACAGAGAGCGTGAACCGATACAGAGTTGAATACGACATGCCTGTTGAAATTGAATTAAAGATAGGCAAGAATTGGCTTGACACTGAAGTGGTAAGTCTGTAAGATCATTCTACACCCCTGATTAAAGGAGCATGAAAAATCATGGAAACAGGAACAGAAGTAATGGAAATTGATAATATCGACGCAATTGTTGCAGCATTCAACGACGATAACGTTGAGGCTCTAATGGAAGCAAGTGGGCAGGGCGGTAATAACAATCGTCAGGTAGGCTTGCCTCGTATAAATATAAATTACGATGCAGAGACAGAAGATGGTGTGTCCCTTACTCGTGGAGCGTGGAAGATGTACCTAGACGGTAGGTTCATCTACGCAGACAAAGTAAACATCCGTCCCATTTTGCGTACCTTTGAGTACAGCGTGTGGGATCAGGAGAGTGGTACCTTCTCATCTAAGTCAGTGCAGAAAACAAACCTGTCTGGCATGTTCCCCGATACTACTGGTGGCAACAAGTGTGGCAGACTCACACGGGATGAAGAGGATCGTTTGTCAAAGGATGATCTAGCGTATTTGCACTCTCGTTCAGTCGTGTGTAACCAAGTTATTTACGCTAAGATAAGTGGTAGCTTTACTACTGCTGAAGGCACTGAGGTTGAGGTTACAGATCAGCCGGTGGTTGCATACTTCAAGCGGTCTGGGTTCAAGCCTATCTCAGACTTCATTGATAGCTTGTCCAAGCAAAAGAAACTGATGCAGAAGTGTGTCGTTTCTTTGACTACCCACAAGCACAAAAAGGGTAGTGTAACTTACTGGACTCCGGTTCCTGCCCTTGTCGGTGAGGCAAACATTACAGATGAGGATAAGCAACTCATGTCTATGTTTGCTGAGACTGTAAAGGGTCATAACGATAATGTTATGAACCAACACCGTGAAGCGGCAAAGCTCGTTGCTGACGATGACGATATCGATTTAGCAGCAGACTTTGACAATGCTAACGCTGCTTAAAATACAAGACCACATGGTCAATGCTTTGCGGGGGGAAACTACTGTCTCCCCGCAAGCAGTTAAAGACTTCTCTAAAGAATGCAGTGAAGCAGCGGAGCGACAACTTGTCCGTCAACGTGGTGAGTTTCGTATTCGTATGTCAGGACTTGGTCGTCCCCTTTGTCAACAAGTGTTGGAGAAGAAGGGCATTAAAGAGGACATGGAGTACAACACTCTGTTCCGATTTATGTTTGGTGACCTGACAGAATCAATCCTTATGCTTATAATGAAAGAGGCTGGGATAGATATTGTTGACTACCAAAGAGCCGTTGAGTTACAGATAGGAGACACACTTGTCAACGGTACTCTCGACGTTATTATACGTGATGAGTTGGGAGTAGAAAAGGTGTGGGATGTTAAGTCAGCCAGTGACTGGGCTTTCAACTACAAGTTTACTGGTATGAACGGAGGGTACGACAAACTAAAAGAGGATGACCCCTTTGGCTATGTCATGCAGGGGTTTCTTTATGCGGAAGCTACAGGCTTACCGTTTGGGGGGTGGATCGTTGTTAACAAGTCTAGTGGTATGGTGGCTATTGTTGAAGTGCCGGATTGGGCGCAGGATGACAAAGAAGCCTATTTAAAAGATGCAGAGAAGCGGGTCAAGTTTCTTACAGACCCTGATGTAGAACCATTTGTTCCGTTCAAATCAGAACCGGAAACCTACCGTAAGGATGGTGAGGTTATTAAGACAGGTAACAAAGTACTACCTAGACAATGTAACCTGTGTGGCTACAGATCACACTGTTGGCCTAAAGCTGTGCTTCACGGCAAGGTTACTTCTAGAGCAAAGAACCCGCCGCTGGTGTGGTACGACAAACTTAAAAAGAAAGAAATGTAAAGATGCCGTACCTATTTGTAAAAGATTATGAGGTAGAACTCATGGAATTAAACAGTGACCTTAGTCATATGTACATAGAGTCCAGCACTGGCACAGGGGGAGAACGTAGGGTCACTAGGTTGAGGCTACATGAGAAGGGATTACCCTTGACGCTTATCAACCACTACGGTAAAGATGGCCACCTGCTATCTGACACAGAAGCACGAGACATTAAAAAGGTTGAAACTGAGTTACAACAGATCAGTAGACGGTCATTTTCAGGAGCTTATGTATGTGTGCCGATGCACCCTTTGACAAAAGAACTTACCAACATAGAAAAGTATTCCCCCAAACTGGCAGGGTACCTAGAAAAAAGACTAATATCGATAGGGATAACCTTTTGAATAACAAAATAAAATACAGGTCCAAGTTCGAGCTTAGTTTAGCAAAGACTCTGACTGCAAACAACATTGAGTTCCAATACGAAGAGGAAAGGTTTGAATACATACCTGCCCCTCGACACTACACCCCCGACTTTTACTTCCCTGAGACAAACATTTACGTGGAAGCAAAAGGTCACCTAGATAAAGGTGATAGGGTGAAGATGGTGCTTATGAAGAAACAACATCCTGAGTTGGATATTCGTTTTGTTTTTATGAACGCTAAGAATAAGATTTACAAGGGAAGCAAAACGACGTACGCTGCGTGGTGTGTGCGATACAACTTTGAATGGGCCGAAGGGTCTATCCCTATGGAGTGGGTAAAAAAATGACCAACGATGACGAAATACAAAGACAGGTAGAGATAATGTCCCTTTTACCAGACAGATATTACATCATACTCAAGCCTCTTGATGGAGAGAACTTTACCTTGACTGCCTACGATACAACAGATAAAACTTACGAGGATGATTCTGACTACAATCCTGCTATGGTTATACAAGAGGGCGTTATGGAAACCATAAGAGAGAACCTTGATGATGTATATGATAGGGGTGCAGCATCAATAAAATTCAAAATTGCTGCAGAAAATATGATTGAAGAAGTAGAAGAAGATTTAAAAGGGCAGTTCGATAATAACGTAATTAAAGTTGATTTTGGAAAGAAACAATGAAACACGAAGAATACATGGTAAAAAGAATGAGGGAAGAGGATGTCGTTAACAAGCCGCCACACTATAATCAAGCAGGTGTCGAGTGCATTGACGCAATCCAAGCGGCGACAGACGATGGGTTTGAATACTATCTGCAAGGAAACATCATCAAGTACCTCTGGAGATACCGTTACAAAAACGAAGTTGAAGACCTTAAAAAAGCACAGTGGTACCTAACCAAACTAATTAAAGTAAAAGAGGAACAATAGATATGAACAACATGTTGCCCACACCATACCAACAATTTATTCACAAATCACGTTATGCTCGTTGGATTGATGATGAAGAAAGGCGAGAAGATTGGGATGAAACTGTATCCAGATATATTGGCTTTATGGATAATTATGTGCGTGATAAACACAATTATATCATACCAAGTAAACTAAGGTCTGAAATTGAGGACGCTATTATAAGTCTGAAAGTTATGCCATCAATGAGAGCAATGATGACTGCAGGTCCGGCTCTTAGTCGTGACAACGTGTGTGGGTACAATTGTAGTTACATTCCTGTTGATAGTCCTCGTTCGTTTGACGAGTGCATGTACATATTGATGTGTGGAACTGGTGTTGGGTTTAGTGTGGAGAGAGAAAATGTTGACAAGTTACCTGTCGTATCTGATAATTTTAATAGTTCTAGCACCTGTATTACAGTAGCAGATAGTAAACCGGGATGGGCTAAAGCTTACCGTGAGTTAATTGCACTACTGTATGCAGGACAAGTTCCCTCTTGGGATACGTCTGGTATTCGCCCTGCAGGTGCGCGGCTGAAAGTCATGGGAGGTAGAGCAAGTGGACCACAGCCTCTAGTTGACTTGTTTAACTTTACAGTAGAGATATTCAAGAAGGCTGCTGGACGTAGGTTGTTTCCTATTGAGTGTCACGACCTTATGTGTAAGGTGGGCGAGGTAGTGGTTGTAGGTGGCGTTCGCAGATCAGCCTTGATTAGTCTGTCTAATCTTAACGATGATCAGATGCGTCACGCCAAAGCCGGATCGTGGTGGGAGACAGAGGGCCAACGTGCGTTGGCAAACAACTCTGTTGCGTACAAATCTAAACCGGAGATGGGTACGTTCATGCGTGAGTGGCTTGCTCTTTATGATAGTAAGTCGGGTGAACGTGGCATGTTTAACAGGGAGTCTGCCGACAAGCAGGTTGCTCGTAACGGTAGACGTGAGACAGGACACATGTGGGGTACGAACCCCTGCAGTGAGATCATCTTACGCCCATACAGTTTTTGTAATTTGTCAGAGGTTGTAGTCCGTGAAAATGACACGTTAGAGTCTTTGAAAGAAAAGGTACGGATAGCAACTATCTTAGGTACCTTACAATCAACCCTTGTAGACTTTAAGTATTTGAGGAAAGCATGGAAAGACAACGCAGAAGAAGAACGCTTGTTAGGTGTATCCTTGACTGGTATCATGGATCATCCCGTTTTATCAAAGAATGTAGACAGCAAGCGTTGGCTAGACGAAATGCGGGAACACGCGATAGAGGTCAACAAGAACTTTGCCCAGATGCTTGGAATCCCACAAAGTACTGCAATCACCTGTGTCAAACCGTCGGGTACTGTGTCTCAACTGGTGGACGCAGCAAGCGGGATACATGCACGACACAACGACCACTTTATAAGGACAGTACGTGGGGATAACAAAGACCCACTCACTCAGTTCCTTATTGATAGTGGTGTACCTGCAGAACGAGATGTGATGAAGCCCGACAACGTTACAGTGTTTAGTTTCCCCATGCAGTCTCCTAAAGGGGCCGTGACCCGCACACAAACCACAGCCATAGAGCAGTTAGAGTTATGGAAGACTTACGCTATACACTGGTGTGAACACAAGCCATCCATCACTGTCACTGTAAAGGAACATGAGTGGATGGAAGTAGGTGCGTGGGTGTATAAAAACTTTGATGTGGCATCAGGAGTTTCTTTTCTTCCCCACAGTGATCATACCTATCAACAGGCTCCGTACCAAGATATAGAACCTGATGATTACCTTGAATGGGAAAAGCGTATGGAAGTGGTTCACATCGATTGGGGTAAACTCACAGACTTTGAGAAGGAAGATAACACCAGTGGCTCTCGTGAACTTGCCTGTACTGCAGGGGTCTGTGAAGTGGTGGACTTGACAGCAGCATGAATTGCTGGCACTGTAACACAAAACTAAGATGGGTTGGTGACCACGATGTGGATGAACTGACAGAGGACAGGTACAGTATACTCAGTTGTCTTGAATGCCCTGAGTGTAAATCTTGGGTTGAAGTGTACTACCCAAAGGATGGTAATGATGATACAGATAAAGATAACCTCTGACATTATTAAACGTGCCAAAAAGAAAGCTGCCTCTGTAGGTAATTTACAGGGCAGCATAACTGGTAGTCTTAGTAATGTGGTAGGGGCTATAGGTGAGGTGATTGTAAAGGACTACGTTGGGGGTACTGATGCCAACAACAAGGACTATGACTTGATCGTCGGAAACAAACGGGTGGACGTAAAGACCAAGCGTTGTAACACCACCCCGTCACCTAACTACGATTGTTCTGTGTCTGCACACGGAAGCAAGCAGGACTGTGATAGTTACGTCTTTGTCCGTATTCTTACAGATCACAGTAAGGCGTGGATTCTTGGTGAGATATCAAAACAAACCTTCTATACAAAAGCAACCCGTTACAAGGTGGGTGACGTAGACCCAAGCAACGGGTTTGTATTCAAGGCTGATTGTTACAATTTAGCAATACAGGAATTAGAACAAGTAAATGGCTAACAAGACTGAAGAGGCTAACCTGTTTACATTTCAGGCTAATCTAAAACAGAATGGTACTATAGAGTTGACTTGGGAAGGAGTGAAGCCAGAGCAGTTTGAATCTGTGATGGCAACGGGATTGCCCGAATGGGATGGGTCACATGCAACCGCATCCCTTCTACGGTACCTTCGGTCTATGGCAGATGAAATGATGGAAAAGTCCAGAAACTACATCTAGGCTTTTTTACTTTTCTTCATGTTACTTTGTATTGCTGCTTGGCGTTTAGTTTCGTAAGGTGACATCTTGCCGTCTTTATCAAGGTCACCAATCATAGCCTTACCACCTACTGCCATCTTCATCTTCGGAGTCTGCATCATCTGATTCTGCATCTGACTTGTGTTACCGGATGTCATTGGATTTTTCTGCATCATGTTTTGTTGTGGCTGTGTTGCCGACATCATGCCCCCCGCTTGAGCTTTCTTGCGGGGTTGTTTCATGGCTGTACCGCCATACATCATGGGTTTGCGGCGGGACATACCGCCATACATCATTCCCTTGCGGGGGCCGTTGTTGTAGGTTTTCATTAGTCTAAATCCCCTTCTGGTGGAGTTGTAATATCTACTATCATTTTACGACCTTCTTCACCAAGTTGTCCTAGCTCACTGATTACAAAATCTGTAACTAGGTTGTCAAAGGTATCTAGGTCTGCTTTAGTCATTTGTTTTGGAAATTTCATAATACGAAGCATTAAGTCTGCAGCCTCTTTATTTCCTGCTGCAAGTTTCATCATGTCTAATCCTGCTTGTTGTGCTAAAGAAACACCAAATTCAGCAGCGACGTATTGTGGACTAACCATGCCACGAGCAAGGTTAAAGGAACGAGAGATCAATTGATTTGTACCCATAGGACTGACGATGTTGTCAATATTAACCATAACGTCTAAGGCACCCCTGTCATTAGCTGCTTGAATACTTATGTAATCAGCTATTTCAGATATGTAATCCTGATGGTCAGAGTCTATGTATCGCCCTAATATCGCTTTGACGTTGTCTCTTTCCAACGCTTCTTGTATGTTAGAGGGTTTGTGCAAAGCAACTCTAGTGTACTCTTGACCGTTACCCCCGATAACCTTTCTACCTTCAACCGGAGCCAAGCCACCATGCTTGAGCATTCCGTTTACAATCATGTTACTAACGCCCTTATCAAAGGCTTCTTCTGTACTGTAAGTTTTGTTTCCAACTGTAAAGGTATCACCTAGTTTAGCTAGTGTGGCTCTTCTTAAGTTTTCGATACCATCAGCATCACCCTCTAACACCATTTTTTGAAAGAAACTGTTTGAATCGTCAAGCCCTGTAGCTTTACTTATTATCCTGAATCCTTCATCCATGATGCGTACATCAGAATTTAATTTATCTTGAACAGCGTCTAAGTCACTGATAATTCTTGTCTGATACTTTTTTATACTTGCGGCAATTTCGTTGTTCTTCTGTATCAACGCCTCAATGCTGCGTTCTTGTTCAACCATGTTGTCTAAGTCCACAAGTTTGACTCTGCGAACCTTACCATCTTGTCCCTTTACAGCTACTGTTAGTAAGCCTTGTACTTCGTCCACGTTATTTATTCTAGAGAAATTGTAGCCACCATTTTTAATAGCATCAATGTCTAAACCCGCACGTTCCCCAAGTTGTTTTTCAAGGTTTTTACCCCACTTAGCGTAGACTATTTCAGTGAAGTTTGCTCGTAATATGTTAAAGTCTGCTAATCCCTTCTCAGTAGTTAGATCAAACACATCTTGAGTTCCCTCACCAAACCCTTGAATGAGAGTATCACGACTTCTTGTAAGTTCTCTTATAGCGTTAGCATCACCACGCAAAGCAGCGTCAATATTTTTTGTTATAGGATCAAACATAGTGAGAGGGTCATCTCCCTTGTAAGCAATCCTAAACAAACGATCACTTTTTACGTCTTGGGAAATTTCTTCTCCAATTCCAACATCATCAAAGAAGAAAGACTCACCGCCCTTATCTATTTTTTCTGCTGCTTTAATAGGTCCATTCTGGGACTTGTGTAGTTTACCCAAAGGACCGCCCACTCTTATTCTATCAAACCATTCCATCTGATAGATTGCACGAGCTTGTTTCCATTCTTGAAATAACTCAGGTGCTTGATTTTTTATTAACCCCTCAACGTTTTCAGCATAATCTTCGTAACGAGAAGCAAGGTTTTCATCTCCTAGTCTAATGGCATAATCACGAAAAGCTGAGTACACATCCATGACTTCACCCGGAGTGGCTTTGAACTCAGGAGCCTCCCCCCGCTGCATGTAAAACAACATGATATCTAACGGGCGAGGATTGTCTCCTAAGAATAAAGATGTGCCATCTTCTAACTTTGCACCGGGAGTTGTGTGCAACTTATATAAATCATCAAACTGTTTTCCTTCTAAAGAATCTAAAGAACGCTTCGCCATCTTGTTAGCAACAGTATAAACTCGTTTACCTAACGGACCAACAAAGAAACGCGAACCCTTTGAAAAGAAACTGGCTAGGTTATCCCCCTGTGGCTGGTCTTTAACAAGGTCAAGTATCATACTGTTGATGTTAATACTTGCACCCATTTCCGCTGCCTTTTTATCAACAGAAATAAACCCCCTCTTTGCCAACTTTCTCATACGGGCAAATCTGTTTTGGGTCATCATCTCAAGATTACGAGCAGTTTGCTTTATATGAGCAGCGTCATCGTTTCTTAGTAAGGCAGTATTTTCTGCACGTACTGCTAATGCAGCCATGTTTTCTGCATATTGTTTTTCTAAGAAAGCTACCTTATCTAAGTCAGGATTTAGACTTATATTAAGTTGTAGCTCCATATCATCCAGAGATTCTAATACAGATGGTGGAAGGTCTGCGGTGGGATCAGCTAGAACAACAGAACGATAGTCCCTAATATCTTTGTTTAGTCTGGCTTTATCTGTATTTATGTTCCTAAGAGTCTGATTGTTTGCTTCTTCTAGTGAAGCTATGTACCTTGTTATCTCCCCCGGATCATCTAAATCTGTTCTATTTGCAACTTTATCCTTGAGTCGTTTTATTAAACGGGTAGTTGCACCTGCCTGTTGTTCCATCAACCTTTGAGTCTGCATTACTTCTGATAGATTACCCAAAGATGCTGCTTCTCTAGCATCAACAGAAAAACGTGCCAAACGATTAGCAGACTGTAACCATCCTATACTTGTTATAGTGGCTACATTCTCCTGCAGTATTTCCCGTATTTCGTCTTGTTCTTCTGCAGGAAAACTGCTGACAATGCTGTTAAGGCGAGTCGAATGAGACTCCATAGCAGTGATAACCTGATCCATACCCTCATCGTCAAGCTTACCTGCAATGCGTCCTATGTAGTCTAATGCTATTCTAGTTTCTGGTGCGAGTTTTGTACCTAGTGCTTTTTCGTAGTTTTGAATATTGCCATCTCTAAGGTATCCCTTAAACAAACTTCTGTTAAGTAAAAGTTGAGGGGGTATGTCTGCTATAGATTCCACGAGTCCCAGAGCTTTTCCGGCAATGTCTCCCCCCTGCTGATTAATCCAGTACGCTGATTTTCCAACCCCTGTAACTATTGGCTTTCCAATAACTATGTATCCTAAAGCTGCCATTCCCTCGCCAGCTAAACGGTCCCCCTTAAACCAGCTATCCTCGCCACCGTCTGCAGTATACTTGCCCCCGTAGTACATCGCAAGTGACATAGGGACCGCTTCAACAAAATTCTCTTTTACATTAGGAACTATTCTTCCAGTAAGAAACGCCTTTACCTGTAAGCCTGTCAACTGTTTTTTCTCTGCTTCAAGAAGCCTGTACTCTTGAGCTAAAATACTTTTACCTGAGTCACGGTAGTCTTTCATATTTTTAGAGACAACGTCTTTTTGTTGAGTTATCTTTTTAAGATTGCCAGATACTCGCTCCACACCTGTAGCGTACAGAACGGCACCCTCGTTAAACTTTGAAATTTCACCCTCAAGTTTAAGGAACCTACCCGCTTGAATAACATTCATTCTACCTAGCTTGGCAGCACGTTGAATATCTGCAGTAGACGCATCAGGTTTTGCTGCACGTTCAGTTATTTCAGCTATCTTACGACTGATGCTTAGTTTTTGTGCGTTTCCTGCTGCCTCTTTTGCCTTACCTACTCCCGCCATAGTAAGGACAGCTTCAGTAAGAACAACCCCATACTGTGCGGAATTAGAAAGCTTATCGATAGACTCGTTAAGTAAAGCTTGAGCCATCTCTTCGTTTACAAACTTATTGTTAACAGTTACGTTATCTCCCCCCGGAGTTGTAACGGTAGAGGTGGTAAGTCTATCAAATGTTTCTTGGTCTATATCCCCGGCAGCAAGCTGACGGTTTAAGTCTGTTACAACCATTTCATTCATCACCTGAGACAGTTCTTTAATTCCTAAATCATCCGCTGCAACACTTCTCCACCATGCACTTGCTCGTTCCCGATCAACGCTTCCCTTTTCCCACGCTTCAACAAATGTTGTACTATCTGTTATACCAAAAGCAGCGGGTATATTTGTAGCGATTGCTGCAGCTTTTGCAGCGTCCCAGCCAAAGTTAACAACGATGTCAGGCAGGTATATTCCTGTTCCTCTCAGGGTTCCTTCTTTGACTTTTTCAGTTAGCACATCCCAGAAGTCGCCCGTAGAAATGTTACGGATAAATATGTTTTCAATTCTTTTTTGGTCTTCTTCAGGTAAGTTGAGAGAAGCAAAAGTTCCAGAAACAACTTGTGCTATTGCCTTCTTGCCTTCAAAGACATTTGACTGCACAGACTTTAATTTAGGATCACGCTTTGCTTCAGGGGTAGGAGCAAAAACAAACTCGCCGGGAGCAGTCTCTTGTCCAAACGGAATTTCTGTTAGGGGTTTTTCTTGTTGTGCAGAGTGAAACTCGTAAGCGTTAGCGAGTCGGTCATCAATCTTTGCTTTAAGTTCGGGGCTAATATCTGGCGATCTCTGTAACTCAACCATATTTTTTAACTGGTCATTTGTTACCTTGCCAACGCCAACAATTTCACCAGTGTTAATTTGATTATAAAATTCGTCTCTGGATAGTGGCTGTCTTTGCTTACGGATGCTTTGTTCAGCCATATCTCCTGTAGTCTTAGTTTTTAGGGTATTATCCTGTATGCTACCTGTAACGCCGTAGACTACGTCTTCACCAGCAGGTTTATCCTTTACTATGCCCCCACCCGTAATTACATCTAAACCCTTTGATATAGCTTCAACAGGGTTAGGAATTACATTGGGTATAGTTTGTTGTTCTTCGTTTTCAGAAGGAACCGATTGAGTTGCAGGTGTAGCCATTAAGCATTTTCCCCTTTAGACGCTTGTATTGCCTTTTTAATTAAATCAATAGTAGCAGGGTCTACTATAGTGTTTAATTCTTGATCTAATATTTTTCCTTTGGGGTTTTGTTCAGACGGAGGAACTATGATATAATCATCTAAGTTTATAGATTGATCACCCTCTTGCCTTGCGTTTGTAGAAGTTTGTTTAATTGCAGAGGCTTTATTTTGAATGTAGTCTACCGCTAATGCCGCATCAATAATACGTGCATCGTTGTCAGTAAGAAGAGAATCGCCCTTACCATAGGAAACAAACACGTTTAATTTCTTTATGTCTCTATCTAGTTCGTCAATAACAACCTGTATTTTAGCAAGAGCTTCTTCCTTGCTCACAAATCCTGAACCCAACCTGTCAAGCTGTTGTTGAATGTCTTGGTTAGATAATCGACCAGATGGGTCTGCTGCACGAGCAAGTTGAAAGGCTAAAGATATACGCATTGCTTCTAATTCAGCTAACTCTACATTTTCTGCATCAGCTACCCGTTGATCTAAGCTCTTTACAAAGTCATCAGTAAGGTCCGTAGTTTGTTCTTCTACAACGCCAAGTCCCAACAAGTCCTTTTGAATAGCTGCCCTAACACTTTGTTTACCTACAAAAGCAACTTTCAAAGTTCTTTTTAATTGTTCGTAAGTTTCAACATCACCCACTTCTGCACGTTTAGCTTGCAAATTTCTAAGAGAAGTAGCGGCAGTTTGCTTTTTTTGCAACTCTTCAGAAAGTGTTGCCATTGTGAATTTTCCACTTTGTTCTGCTTGACTGCCATATCTTTTTCGTAGCACGTAGACGGAGCGAGTCATACCCGCGTCAACAGAGTCAAAAAATGGAACCTTTACGGACTTTGCAACCGCATTCCTTTTCATGTAAGGGGCTAACGCCATCACCTGCTGATCAAACGATTTGGCTGGACTTCCGTTTAGTTTATTAGAAAAATCAACTGTTGTATCATTGGACACTCTGTACAAAGAAGAATCAGGATCAAATCCCCCTACGTCAGGATAGCTTGCTATTTGGATACTTGCCGTAAGAGCATCTTTTTTCATGGTAGTTGTCATTCCCGGCATCACAAAAAATTGGTCCCTTAAAGGCTGACCGTTTGGTCCTTGTCCTATCCAGTAATTGTAAAGAGGTATTTGACCTATTTTTACAGCAACAGAGGGTTTACCTAACATACCAGAAAGAGCTTCGTAAGTTGGCATCTGATCGTCGGGTATATTAACTGTCCCAATTGCTAACCCGTCTCCTACTGGCTCTACCGTCGTACCTACAGCAGTATGATTAGGAAGTTTTTCAGGAAGAGTCTCATCAGATATTGATATATCTCCTGCACCAGAAACAGCAATTTTTAGTTCGTTTCCTATCTTTTTGTGAACTTCAAGTCCCGGAAACATACTTCCTTCGCCCCCGAAAATTTTAGGAATTTGAAACCTTTTGTTTGTGTTGGTGTCAGCGTTAAAGCTTTTTCTATAATCGCCCATTATTCTAGCTTGTGCCGCTGATATGATCGGGTTTACGGCTTCAAACAAACGTCTATCGTTTCTTAATCTTTCTTGTATTTTAGGATCAGTTAACATAGAGGCATACTCTGACAAAATAACGTAAGCATTATCTAAACTACCGTCGTCCTTTGCGCGGGTAAAACCTATGTAACCCTTTTCACCCTGTATCTTAAAGTTGTAGTCACTGGCACTTTTCATTGCTGACTGAACTTTTGCCATGTCAATGTTGACATCCCTACCCCTAGCACCAAACGGACCGATAGGTTCCAAGCTATCTACTTCTTGGTTTGCTTTTTTTACAAGATCACGAATGGCATTGAGGCCACCTGTTGTAGCATCACCCTTCAACACCGCATCAACAGCCATTGTTTCGTAGCCATTAAAACGATCCCTCATTGCCTGACGACGTTCGCCCTCTTTATCCATATTTTCATTGAAGCCTTTAAAAAGACCTATAGCAAATGAAGCACCCACACCCATCTTTAATTAGCCCCTTCTGTTTGTTTCTTCATTGTCATAAAGTTTTCTTCTTCTGGTTCCTGTGGGTTGTACCCTTGACGGATGCCACCGTTGATTTGTTCGTTTACGTAAGAGAACATCTGGGGGTTATTTTGTTTCATCATCCTGAAAAAGGTTTCGTCGTCCATCTCGTTAGCCTCTAGCTCATTGTCATTTTCAAAGAAGCGATACGGAATACCCTCTTGGTCTGCCATCCCAGCGATAGCTATACCAAGTGGCCCCTTGATTAACAAACCAACATCAGGGCTAAATTTACCTTCAGAAAAACCTTGAAAGATGTAGCCTTCAACAAGAACCTGCACAGACACGCCCACTATCAGAAGCTTGAACATCTCTCGCTTTGCAGCTTTTTTTGAAACAGCAGCAATGGCTTTGTCCAACACTACGCTTGGATCAACGTCCTGTGGGGGCTGGCCCCACGGCCACCTTTGATTGTCTTGTGTTAAGACGTATCCCGGTGGTGCCGGAGCAAATTCGTCCTTTGCTGCCACAGAACCACGAGGAGCCATACTAGCATCTAGTTTCATCCTACGTTAATCTCCGATTTTAAGTCAGGGCTTCTAGTAGCTAAAGTTGTTTTTCCTTGTCGGCTAGTGGGGCTAACAATACCTACTTCGTTTAACAAGGACTGCATAGTTACGTCCCGTGACCCGTTTTGCTGGTAGTGGTTAAGAGCTTGCATAACAGCGGGATTTTGATACAGTCTTTCTAAAGACGGAGACAAACCCCCTGACGCTGCCTGACCTCTTGTAAGTTCTTGAACTGATCGGGGTCTTTCTCTAAACATGCTGGTATCTGCTTGTTGAAAAGTTTGATCATCTTTAGTTAAACTTGTATAAGCTTTAGCCCCGCCCCTTATAAAGTCAAGAAACCCACTTCCTGTTTGTGCAGAACCGCCACCGCCACCTTCAAAGTTGGGGTCTTCGCCGTAACCTTTTCTGTTAGTGCCAGCAAACCAACCAACTACATTTGTTATTGCGTTTAACCAATCCATTCCTAACTTCTCCTACTGTGCAATCCACTTGGCAAGCCAGTTACCCACTCCTGCAGCAAGGTTATCCTTCTGGGTCTGGTCGTAGATTTTTTCACTGTTTGCAAACTCCATAGCCATGATGCCTATTTCGTGCTGACGTTGTAACGCTGACTCGCCTTTTTGAAAGTTCCAAGCAGCATTGTCGCGGTACTTTTGCCACAGATTGTTCAGTGCATTTTGAGAGGCGTTAAAATTGTTTTGTACGTCCTGCCGATTTGCTTCGTTCTGTGTGGCAGTGTTTGCAGTGTTAATCTGCCTACGCCAGTTCACGTTTGACTGATCAACAGCAAACTGCATGTTGGCGTTAAACTTGTCTCGTGCATCTCTCATGCTGGCGTTAAACTGTGTCATGGCGTTTGTTTCGCCAGCGTTAAACTGCTCCATAGCAGCAATACGGTTAGCATTAGCTGTTTCAACTTGGGAGCCTAGTTCTGCAAAGAACTCTTCAACCTGCAACTCGTTCTTGGCGTTGAACTGTTTACGTGCGTTGTCTTCTGCAGCATCCTTAAACAAACCCTGTGTCAAAGCGTTGTAGCTAAGAGTATTAGCCTGTTGTCGCGCATCAAGGTTCTTTGTTTCAGTGGCAAGAAGCGACTGAGCATTAGTCACTGCAGAAGTAAGTCTGGCATTTAAGTTTGCTTTGTCCATTGCAGCGTAAGTTGCAGCGTTAGACAACGCCATCTGTTGTTCGTTACTTAGATTTGCAAGCTGAATGGTTGCATACTTCTTTGCATCATCAGCCGCAATAACCACACCAGATTCCATGACTGCTTGTGTCATAGCAGCAGCAGCCATACTAGAACCACCCAAACCCCTAGCTTGCATTATGCCGCTTATTTTACGAACAGCCGGAGCAGCCCACGGGGGAAGAGGTTGACCTTGTTGAATGCTTTGCATCAACTGTCCAAGTTGATATTGTGTTGTTGCTTGTGGATCAAGCTGTTGAGTAGCAGCCGTTCCAATTGCACCTGCAGATGGACCCGATTGAACTCCTGTCATGTCAACTTGTACGGGCTGAGTAATTTGAGCAGCAGTCGCTGTGCCTATCTGGGGAGCTACTTGTGTTGTACTTGCTACTTGTCCTACTCCGGGAGCAGGTTTGGTAGGAACAGAGGGTGCCATTGGATTACCACCAATAGGTGGCGGGATTCCCGGAAGTGACGGACCCGGTATGGGTGCTAATGTAACACCGGGAGTAGTTGCAGGAGTAGGTATTTGAGTACCCGTAGTAGTCTGTAATTCTCCTGCTTGCACTGTTTGAAGAACAGGAGTTGCAGTCGGAACACCCGCACCTGCAAGTTTTCCTACTTCAGCATCTAGTTCTGCATCTGTGGTTATTGTTGCCATAGATTAGTCTTTCTGTAATACACGGTCTAGCTTGTCTTCTACACGGTGTAGTGCTTCCATAACACGGCTCATGTCTTCACGAACCTCGCTACGGGTGACGTATTCTTCACGGGTACGATTGAGTAATATTTCTATGCGCTTTTGTTCCCGTACCATCCCGGAAAGAAACCACGCACCACCCATTACGACTATACCGATTAAGGTATCTATGATGTGTACTAAATCCATCAATCAGCATCTGCTATGGTTAGAGTGCCAGCCGCTACTTGGCGTAGTATTTCTGCATAGTCTTTATTGGCTTCATCCATTGGTATACAAATATTCTCAACACCATTAACAGTAGCCTCAATAGTATTAATAACTTCTCCACCAATAGGTGTTGTCATTTTTATGTATTTTGCTGATGCAATATTCATATTTATAACTCCGCATCTATTGTAAAAGTGTTTATGCCATTTGAATAAAGGAATGAAGCATCACCATTTGCATTAAAAACATTATAGCCGTCTCCGAATAACTTACACGAGTCGACACCAATACTCTGAGCAGTTATGGTTCCGTCAGAAGTTGCCACAAAGCCAGCATTAGCGTTTAAATAATTTATATTACCACTGCTTCTTCCTACTGTTGGAACTCCTATAGTTGGTGCTGCTCGTTTTTCAACCTTATAACGCAAATCACCGGCTACATCAGTAGCACTGGAATAAACTACGCCTATAGTTATCGCGCTTTGGTCTTGAAATGTAAGATTTTCAAAGTACCGCTGACACTTAGCTAACGTAGTTCCAAAATCCTCATGCTCAAAAGCGGTGGCTACTTCTCCAACCTCAAGCTGTACACCTGTAAGAAAAAAGTTACCTGTTTGTCCAGCAAGGTTAACTTGGTCACTGAACATAAAATCGTCTGTTTCAGTATAAGCACCCCAACCAGTGTGAGGAGTGCCATGATAATTTGACCCACCAGCTAAAGGCCAGAACAAAATTATTTCAGCAGTGGTATCATTTGCTATATTGCCAGACGTATCTCCGTCAATAGTAATTGTCTTGTATTCCCATGTGTTTGCAGATGAAACTGTATAACTTTGCAAGTTACTGCGAACAGGTGTTGATTGATAAAAATTTACTGAGTGTTTTCCAGCTAAAGGTGATTTAACCCAAAAAGATAAAGTAAGACTTTTTGCAGACGATGTACCGTAGCATAAATGTTGAATATTTTGACCTTCAAATCTGGTGTCGAGATACAACAATTCGTCTGCTGCAATTGCGCTTTCTGCTGTTGTAACTGCAAGTTTTAAAGAGTGTGCAAATCCATTGCCAGAAGGGTTATCTGTGTCCTGTGTTATAGCTATAACCAGTTCGTCAAAATTACTTTTTGCAACACTAAATCTATCTACTGTATAACCCGTTGCAGTGGTCGTTTGGTTTCTCTGGTCAACAGTCATCGCACCGTTGATAACAAGATTTTTATTACCCTGCGCCTGACCTGAACCTACCAGTGCGGCTAATTCTGCTGCTTTACTCATATTAGGTCTCCATTAGCGGTGAATTACCACATTGACTTCTATGCTATCATAAAAATTACTGTCATTAGCTAGATTTTTATACACAAGACGAATAGCAGATGTCGTCTTTGTAGTTGCACCAGTTGATGCATCTCCGTAAATAGCACCATATGTTGTGAAGTTTGTAGTCGTATATGGTGTAAAACCAGTTGTAACTGCATAATTTCCATCAGTTAGTGCAGATGTAAAGTTTGCTGTGTAATCACCAGTACCATTATCCGTAATACTTGCTACGTTATTGCTTGCACGAATTGCAACAGTGCTAGTTCCATTAAAGTTTACCCACGCCTTTGCACTACCATTCGCCACAACGCTAGTAGCAATGCTGTTATTACCGCTGGCATCCTTTAATGTGTTAACTCTAAGTTCGCTTGCCATTATGCTAGGTCTCCGTGTGATACTAAATCTACTGTGTCTGTATCAAGCACACTGCCATCGTATTGAAAAAGTTTTACATTAACAGTGCTTGATGTTTTTTCATAACCACCACCGCCAGTTGCACAATAATTAAACGCTTCGTTGTTTCCTAGAGTAGCACCTGTAACAGCATAATGTATGGATGAAAAAGCATTTGTAACAGCTACTGTATATTGTCCAGTCGCTACATCAGTCAGAGATGCGTTATTAAATGAATTATCAACAGCAATAGTGCCTGTCCCATCAAAAATACAAAAGTGCTTCGCCAACCCCTGCTGAAGATTAGTCGTGGTTGAGTTGCCCTCGCCAGTAACGCTAATAGAGCCAGCGGTGGTTACACCTGTTAGTGAATCTACTTTAAGTAAACTAGCCATTATGCAAGGTCTCCCAATACTGCCAGATAAGTCGCATCACAATCATCACCATATCCATTAGCATTACTTATAGAGCCTCTTCCTGTGAATGTTCTCACTGTGGTTGTTGCATTATTGCTATGATATTGATAAGCATTAAAACCTCTTGCATTTGTAGCTATTTCATTGCTACCACCATCAGCGGTGTTCCAAGCACTAACCATTACTTGTCGGGCTGTTGCACTAGAAAAAGCACTAGAAAAAGTATGCGTTACTTCTCCATCTGTATTATCCGTTGCGCTTGATATATTTAATGAATCCACACTAGTAGCCGCTGGTTGGTCATAGGTGTGAAGAGATTTTACAGCTTCTTGCTTAGTCAACCCAACAGGACCAGTGCCAGCCTTATCTGCAATAGTATCTACATTCAATACACTGGTCATACGATACTCCAATATCCGTTAACAGTGACGGTGGCAGACTGTGTTATAGGCCCAGCACTTACACCATTCTCATCGCTGTCAATCGTAATGTCCGCGCTGATGGTCTGACCATTCAAGCGGATGATGCTGTTGTTGCCCTTAAATGGGTAGCGTGTGTCAGCCTCTGCCTTAGTGTACGAGTTTGCTACAGAGAAGGTATCATATATAATCATCTCAACTACGTCATTGAGGCTTGCCCCTGTGACCAGCACGACTGTTGTACCTGTGGTGGCTGTGTAGTCTGTACCGGGTTTGAGTAGGACACCGTTTTGATATACGTCTAAGTACAAGCTATCCTGATAGGTTAGCACCTTACTGTCGGCATCACTGCCACTAAAGCTAGTCTGTCCTGCTGTCGCCTGATATACAAAACGATTGCGGAAACCTACTGCTGGGGATTTACCTATGTATGGCATTATGCGTTCTCCAATGCCGTGATACGGGCTTCTAATTCTAAGATGGTCTTACAAAGCAATGGTACGAGTTTAGCTTGGTCTATTGCTTGCATCACAGGGATAGTGTTGCCATCTTTATCAAGCTTGTTATCACCAACAGAGACTCCGTCAGGCAATTCCTCTCCATTTTTCCAAACCTCAACTTCGTCCTTAGTGCCAGTAACGCTTTCGGGGCAAACAGTAGCGGCCTCATGCGCTAAAAACCCGTCCACCTCAACAGCGTCATCACCATCAACAATCCATTTAAATCTTGCGGGTTTTAGTTGTTTAAGGCGTGTGGTTGCATCCCAGTCATAGGTGACTGCGGTTTTAAGGCGATAGTCTGAGGATGTGACGTAAGAAGTAGCTGAACCGTTGACATTTACACCACCGATTTGACCATTGGGGTTACTAAAAACAACAGCATATTGACTACCTGTTGTTGAAGCACCGAAATTAGCTCCAAATCGGACACCATTATTAAATGAAGTTAGTGCTGCTGCTGCGCCAATCGAATTGTAAGTTGAATCAGTAGTGCCAATCATCAGATTGCCGCTGGTGTCAAGGCGCATACGTTCTGCGCCAGAAGTTCTTACAAGTAGACTGTTATCACTGTGGTTATAAGAAAAACCACCTATATATGGAGCAGTACTACTCGTCCCATCAGAAAAATATAAGTTAGTTCTTTGGTCTGAACCTGTACTTGCAATCGTTACGCCAGTATGCCCAGAGGATGCAATAACTAAATTGTCAGCCTCACCATCGTATGATGCTGGCGTAGCAGTACCAATGCCCACGTTTTCTGACGAATCAATAGTAATAGCAGTGGCATTACTAGAATTGGAAATGCCAGTGATACCCTCTTTACCAACCTTAGTTAACGCCACCATCTATCTCCTTATGCGTAAGGGCTGTCACCCAACACAGATGTATCCCAAGCTGCTTTTAGCTTTGCGATTGTGTCTGCGCTAGTAATTGCAGAAGCAGCAGGTGCATCACGCAGTGCTTTCTTCTTATTTACAGAAGCAGTCTTTGCATCTGCATCGTCAGCCTCTAGTGCTTTCATGTATACTACGTCTTCTGCATCAAGCAGTGGCGCACGTACTTCACGAATTTTATCCTTAAAGATAACTTTGGCTGCAGTCATATCCTCTGATATAACCTTGCCGTCCAATGACCATGCACCTCTAAAGTGACGGTCAGAAGGGACAGTTGCAGTTGAAGCATCAATCTGATTCCCGTCCTTGTCTACGATGTATGTTGTTGCCATTAGGTTTCTCCTTATGCGGCTA